AAATGATCCAACAACCGTTGGCATTGGCTCGGATGATAATGCTGACTTTCACAACGCCCAGTACCAGATTTCGTTCATCTGGCATCGATTTGCCTGGATGCTCAAGGTTCAGCAGATGGAAGCCGTCAACGCGACGATGCCATTCCTGGTGCGCGGTCTCAATGGTCAATGGCGATTCGCCATCCATGATCTGGGTCAGGATTGCACGGGCAAAGCCATAGCCAATTACCGTCAAAACAAGGGATTTTACTACGCGGACTGGCGATTGGCCGGTCACCCTCTTCATACCGAATGGTTGACCGCGATCTTCCACATGCGCGAACCGAAGGTCATTTATGTGGTCGCTCCGTGCGCGGTTGATCCTGGTTACCCAGCGCAGCGTTATACAAGCGAATGTTATCCGTGTGTGGGCACTTACGAATGGATTCCTGAAGTGGCGGCTAACTTGCATTACAAGCTGGCGGCGAATTCAACTACGTGCAATGATGAACCGCAGACCAATGGCGCGATTGATTCATTAACTCTTGCGGCTTTGGTTATTGCGTTGCAAGCGGATGTGGCGTTAGGCGCTCTTGGAACCTGGTCGCAGAACGGTACGTATCTGATTCTTATGAATGCGACTTGCAGGCCTATATTACCCTGGCTCGCAGTGTAACCGTAAAGGGAAAGGACCACTTTTATGGCTGTCAATTGTGCGGATATCATCAATTCCAGAGATTTTTGTCTTGAAGGACGCGGAAATGCTGTGATCAAAGCAGAGAAGGTAAAACTTCTCTGCCAGTTCAGCGATTATCTCTCTGGTGTAGTTCCGACGTTCAGTTGCGATCTCGCCGCGCTTGGCACTCAGATAGCGTGCCTGGCGGCCACTGGAACCAGTGCATTAGGGGCGTTGGAGGTTAACATCCTTTGTGCGCTTCTGGTTAGTTTAGCGGGCGCTGTCACGCTGAGCGGAAATGGAAATCCCAATGGAGTTGTGACCGGGTACAAACAAGGCCAACTCTATGTGGATTTACTCACCGCGCAATTGTACAAATTCCTTGGAACGGTGGGAACCAAGACAGGATGGCAAGCATGAACCACAGGGCAAGCATGAGAAAATTACTTCTATCGCTCGGTCTGGCGTTGTTTACCGCCCGTGCCTTCGGTCAGGGAAGCTCGCCGATCATAAAGTTCAATACCATCCAGGATTTGGAAAGTTACACCATTCCTCCCATAAGTGTTTCATTGATAGCTTACGTCACTGGTTATTCGACGACTGGAGATGGGCTGGGAGGAAAATTCTATTATGATGGCGCTTCTGTGTTGGCGACCAATATCTACAGCGTGTTCGCTCCCGTGGCCGGAGTGGGAAGATGGTTGAAAATTCCAACGGCTATTGCGAATCAAAACACCGCTGCGGTGAAGGCCGATCTAACAACTTATGCCTGGAACTTTCTTCGAGGTAATCAGACCAATGAGTTTGCCATAGGTTCTGATAACACAGCGGTTTATCTGCAAACATGGGCGAGCAAACCGCTTTACATCAATTCATCGGCGGGTGCTAATAATACGATCTTGAACGCCACCGGAGGCAACGTCGGCATCGGGACGACGAGTCCGATCAGCACCGAAGATGTCAGAAAAGATTCAGTTGGATTATCAGACAACCTATATGTGTCAAATAATTCAACGAACGCAAACAGTGGAAGTTCAATAAATTTCGCCGACGCCATATCACAAAAACGTTCAGGAGTTATTGGTGGGGCCTGGACCACAACTGGAACAACAGACGGATACATTACTTTGAGGACGAGGGGGGCTGATGCCCTTGTTGAAAGAATGAGAATTGATAACGTGGGTAATGTGGGCGTTGGCACTGCAATCGCCCCAGATCCATTTGATGTTTGGGCCACCGGCACATCCCTTGGCGGAACTGGGAATCTGGTTGGTCGTTTTAATAATGTAGCTGGTAGTAACGGTATAGGGTTTGGATATGATAGTTCTGGCACCATTGGTCTGATCATTCCAACAAGCACATTGTCAACCATTGCTCTTTGGACTCACAACGGCACAGCTTTCGGTGAGCGTGGGCGCGTGACAATCCTGGGCGGGCTTCACATGGGCGGGACCAGCGACCCTGGCGCTGGCGTAGTTGCAGCCGATGGCGGCGCTATCGTTGGAGCGACCGGGACTAAGGTGCTCGCTAGCTACAGCGCAGCAGCTTCGCTCACATTCGGTCTTATCGCAGCCAACACAACGGCAGATCAGACAATTGCTGTTACTGGCGCTGGCACTAATAGCGTTGTCATGGTTGGCACCGATGGCGCGGGAGTGGCTTTTCCATCCGGTTTAGTTCTTTCCGGCTTCGTCACAGCTACCAACGTCGTCACTGTACGCTGTGCCAACGTTACTGTGGGAGGTATCACTCCCGCGGTTAGGTCCGTTCGCGCCACAGTATTTCAATATTAAAGTTAAAGTGAATGGCCAGTTGCGACATTCAGACACTTCTTAGCAAAAACCCCTGCTTGGGTGGGGCGCCGGATTGGATTGTTGAACTCGTTGAATTTCAAATCCTATGCGGAATTAAAAACTTCCTAACCCTAGGAACGCCTGTGACTTGCAATATTCAATCCCTTCTAAATGATGCCGCTTGCGCCAATGCCATTGACAGCGGTCTCCTCAAAGTCGCAAAAATTCAGCTTCTCTGTGACATCTCAGTTTTGATTGCCGGTGGCGGTGGTGTGGCCGGATTTCTCTGCGGTGTAGGCAACCCCAATGGAGTTGTGGCCAGTGTAGTTTGCGGCCAACTCTACACCGATACAGCTACGGGAGCGAAGTACACTTCCACCGTCTCTGGCACCAACAACAACTGGGTATGATCCGAGCGTTTCTCTGTCTTTTACTTCTTTCAATCACTTGCTTTGGTCAAGGAACAACTCCTACATTTCAAGTCAAGACGATCAATGATTTGATCTCAACTCCAATTCCAAATGTCAATAACAGGCTAACTGCAATTGTTACAGGTCGATCCAATACTAATGATGGAGGAGGAGGAGTATTCTTTTTTACTCCTTCCACGACAGTTGGCACAAATCTAGGAACTGTTTTTTCTTCCACAGGAATCTCTGGATTCTGGGTTAGGCAGTACAGCGGTGAACTGAATGTGATGTGGTTTGGAGCAATAGGAGACGGTATAAATGACGATACGCCAGCATTTACCAACGCCATCGCCATGGCTTTTGCTACCAATGGAACTGTTTTTGTTCCTCCGGGTCGATTCTCTATCAATCCCATTACGATGCCGGAGACCAACGTTGTTTTGCATGGAGTAACCAGCCAGTACCATCAGGACTCTTTAATTAGTTCCAACAGGTCTGTCCTTGTAGCCAGATCGGCGGGGGTGCTGTTAACAATCCCTTCCTCCGGGAACCTGGTAGGCGCTAAAGTTTACGACCTCGTTGTGGACGGAAATAATCTCGCGACTACCGGCATATCGGCCAATGGAACTTTTGTGCTGTCGGATGTGGCCGTTGCGAATTGCACTGGTCAAGGAATTCTTTCCAAGTCTCTTAATAGCGCGATTTTTGAACGAGTCTCTTCGACGCGCAACGCGATTGGAATAGTGGTCACAAACGGGGCTTCACCCGTCTCGACAAAGTTTAGCATGAATTCATGCACTTTCAGTTCCAACACCGGCAAAGGCGCTGTGTTCAGGAGTGGTCGCAACGTCACCATTAGAGACACTATTTTTCAATCAAATGGAGATAACGGAGTTTATATATGGAAGCCGTCCATCGAGTTAACTGGTTGTGATTCCTTTAGATTTCAAACATGCTGGTTCGAGGAAAACGGAGCCAACACACTCAACGCCACGAACAGTTACCAGATCTTAATAGATGCGCAGGATTCAGCGATCACTCGTCCTACTCGTCTTACAATGGATAATTGTTTGTTCAGTGCTTCCGTAAATAGAGGCTGTCTAAATGCTATATCACTCCTCCAAAGCCGGTTCGAGCATTGTTTTTTTAGTTCAACTCAGAACACGCAGACGATGGGAGTCAATGCCAATGAATGTGTGTTTTTTAATTGTCTTGGTGCGTCCGGTCTCACTGGTCGAAACTTCCAGCAAGTATTTGATTCTTCCATTACTGGTGGAGGTTTTTCACTGGAAGCTACCCTTATCGCCAACACGCTTGGCGTTGGCACTCAAACCCCGTCCAGCGGTCTTACGCTGCATGGATCGAGTGTGAATTTTATCCCGGAAGTGCGTTTTGAAGAAACGGCAAATGGGGCGATTACTTGGCGTTTGGGTTCCTTGGGAATAGTTGCGGATGCTTTCAATTTGCGAAGTCCTTCTACGGGACTAAATTATTGGACTGCGCTATCTGGGAACGGTCGAATGATTATTGGCAACAGTGCGACTGATTTAGGATCAGGAATTCTTCAGGTATATGGTGGACTCACTTTCAACGGAGCGCAAACCATCCAAACTTCCTCAGGAACATTAACGGTTCAAGGCAATGGTGGTGCGACGACATTTGGAGGCGACATTCAAGCCACAAAAACTATAACTGCTGCTGGAACTACTGGAAACCAGACGATCAATAAAACTATGGGATCGGTGAACATTATCGCCGGAGGAACGAGCATCGTCGTAAACAACACATTGGTCACGGTAAATAGCGTTGTTTTTGCCACAGTAGCTACCAACGATGCCACAGCCACATTGAAAAACGCAGTGGCCGGAGCAGGAACCATAACAATTACGATCACAGCGGCGGCGACGGCTGAGACAAGAATCAACTTTATCGTATTCAACTAAATAACTTCTATGCGCAGTTGGGAAACTACTTTAGCCGCTTGCATCGCCGCCACTGGTCAAGCTCTGCATGATGTTTCCGGGGTGCCGCCCTGGGTTAATGCCACGGGCAAGATCATGGCCGTGATCGGCACGGCACTTCTGGGCGTCCTGGCTGTCAGCCAGCGTTGCGTTGACAAACAGACTGGGGACACGGCAATCTTCGTCAAACAACAAAATGAAAACAAACCTAATCCTCCTCGCACTTCTTAGTCTCACCGGTTGTCAGACTGCGCTTAATAGTGATAAGATCGTCTCGGTCAAAGTGAGAACCTTCGGATTGACCGTAGGTCAAAACCCAATCAACCAAACCCCGGAAATCAAGCTCGGCTTCAGCTCAGTCGTGTATCAAATGATTCCCACGTCCACCAACGGAATTGTATATGCGCCGAAGTACGCTGACAGTTTTGAACTCAAACAGGGGATCAATCCGTTTGCTACTGGGATTGATGAGACAACCGGGACCGGGGATGTCTATCTCGGCGATGGAACGAACGTAGTTAGCCAAGCAATCATTCCAGCGGTCAAGCCATGATCCTGTTCTTGGTTGGTTTCATCCTAGGGTTTGTGATTGGCATGATCATCACAATTATTCTAGTCAATGAATCCTGGGCTGAAGAACTCGAACGAAGACCGCGCAAATGATTTGGCTGGGCTTATTGATCGGGACGATGATCGGATTTTCAGCCGGTTGGATGGCCGGCGCGTTGTTCACGGACGCAAAGTGGGAAGATAAATTAAGCGAGCAAGAGAAAAAATGAAGCGACAAATCAAACAATTCGGCTGGTTAAAGGAGCACCGTGATCGTCGAGACTTGAAATTTGCGAAGAGCGAAGCTTTTCGTGGAATAATCATCAAGCCACGACCGTTCCCTCTTACCGTCGATTTACGTTCATTCATGCCTCCAGTTTATTACCAAGGTCATCTTGGAAGTTGTGTGGGTAATGCCGCGGCAGCTTTGTTTGATGTGGCTCGATTCAAACAGAAGCTTTCGTTTATGTCGCCCAGTCGCTTGTTCATTTATTACAATGCGCGAGACGTTCAAGGCTGGGCGGAATGGGATACCGGATGCTACATCCGGGACGCAATCAAGTCACTCAACTCATTGGGAGTCTGTCCTGAGAATGAGTGGGCTTACGACGTGTCACAGTTCGCAACTAAGCCACCGGAGAAGGACTACACAGATGCTCTGGCAAGCCAAACGATCGTTTATCGTAGTCTGGACAATGATCTGATGCAGATGAAGTTTTGTCTGGCTTCTACTTACCCATTCATTTTCGGTTTTCCGGTTTACAAATCATTCAACTTTCAATCGGTTTGGGACACGGGAATCATTCCGATGCCACTACCAGACGATGAGATCATCGGCGGGCACTCAATGCTCACGCTTGGGTATGATGATCACACGCAGAACTTTCTGGTGCGAAATAGCTGGGGAGATAATTGGGGCATGGGTGGCTACGGATGGATGCCATTCAACTTCATGCTTAATTACGCCAGTGACTTGTGGACAATCAGTCTCGTGGAGAAAGGAATATGATCCACTTCGACAACACTATTTCGATTGGCACAACGCTTCACGCGATCGTCATGGTCCTTATCGTTTTAATCTGTTATCGTAGATTGATAAAAGTATTGTGTCAAATTGAAGCCAAAGAAGACTTGATTCTGAATCATCAAAAGGAAGTTTTGGACAAATTTAGAAAATGAACTATGCACTTCGAACCAACTGTCTCTTTTGGAAATGTCCTGAGTATTGTCATTGTAATTGTCTCGGTGCTTGGTGCGGTCTGGAAAGTTTCGCTGTTACTCCAAAAAATGCAGTGGAAGATGGATATGATCTGGAAATGGTATTCCAAGGAGCATGGGATTAACGGCAATGATGACAAAAAGCAATAATTGGTACGCCGCAGATAAACCATGATCCTCTTTTTTATCGGAGTTGTCGTTGGTTTCCTGATTGGGTTCATCTCCGGGGTGTTGATTATCCATGAATTTCGGACCGAAGAGTTTCACCTTCCACCCCGCGATTGGCGTAATCGCTGATGCCAGCAATGATTCCAAGCATAGGCGGAAGACCAGTCCTGCAATTCAAGGATGGCTACTTTTACTCTCCTTACAGAACGTGTCGTTGTTTTGGTCCGCCTGAAATCTGGCCCCGACCATCCGAATGGGAAGCGCCGACTCTGAAGGCAACAATCTCTCCGGTGTCACCCCTTGATCTGACCCGCCTTCGTCTGGCGATCGACAGACTGAGCCGAAGAAACAAAACATTATGAAAGCTCACCCCGGATTCAAAGCTGTAGCCAAATCCATTTCTGAAAAGGGTGGCTACTCTCTCAAACGAGCTGGAGCCATTTTAGCCAGCAGAACACGACACGCTAGCGCTAAGGCTAAACGAAGTAATAAACGTTTGCTGCGTGTTCGCTGACATGGTGGAGCGGGTCGCCAGTTTAGGAGACAGACTCGGATTAGAAAAGGAGATAGGAGCAAACCCCCCTTCCCCCCAAAACCCGTTTCCGATTTTGAGGTTAACCACGCTTCTGGTTAGGGAGAACCCCTGGAGAGCATTTTTTAGAGTCCCGCCGTCCATCTGGCACTGCCATTAACCTACCCAGGACTTTCTAACTTGCTTTTGGCGTGTGCTCGTTTGCGAACACGGTTCGGTAGGTTTAAAAAAAAACCCGCTCAGTTCTCCACATCCACTGGGGAAGTGGATGACTAAGCGGGCTTAAAGTCTGCTCGTCATCGGTGGAGAACCGAGGTCGAACAGTGAGAGTTTCTACCAAATAAAGCTGTTAGTCAAGCTACATTCGTGGTTGATTACATTCCATGCAGTGAAGCCAGCTTTTGCGCTTCAGCTAACATCGTGGCGCGGTCTTCTGTAGCTTGATCTTTGGTTGTCGGACCGCTACCTGCCGGCGCAAGCCGTCCCTTGACCTGGGGTTCTGAAGATTGGTATTCCTTGAGTTGATTCTGAAGCATGTCCCGCTCGTTCGTGAGTTTAGTCAGCCGTTTCCTGAGCACACCTTCCGCAGCTATGCCCGCTCTCGCCCTGGCCACGACGCCCATGAATTGTTCGGGTGTGAAATTAGGATCGCCTGTGGTGGCCAGGTCAGCCAGTCTCAGACCTTCGGTTAGTGCGTCCTTGGTTTCCTTATCTTCATCCGAGGGCTTGAATACGGTTGGATCGGCGTCCATAATCTTTTGCATCTCAGATACCATCACGCTACGCATTCGTTCCCGGTAAGCAGCCCCATCTGCCATCTGCCGTTTTTGATGTTCAACACTTTCGGCTGCTGCATTGTCGAACGCAGATTTTCTTGATCGTTCCAGTGACAGAATCTTGTTTCTGTGTTGAACCACGCTCTGATAGACCTCTTCACCGAACATTTCCTTGGCCCGCCTTGCCGCTTCATTGAGATTTGGCGCTGCCAGCACAGCTTGAAAGTCTTCTTTGCTGGCCGCCCTTTGTCCGTCAACATCATTCACAAGAAGTTCCGACATCAAAGATTCGGCATCACGCCGGGCTTCTGCCACTGGTTTGACGTATTTTTCGTGCCACTCCGGGCTGGTTGTAAAATCCTTTGTTCGAAGCAGTTCCTCGCGTTCTTGGAGACGTTTTTCGACTTCGGCCAGTTTTTGGATCTGCGGTTTGTAACTGGATTCGATCTCTTTCTCGTAGGTGGAGACTTTGCCGTTAAGCTGTGTCAAAAGACCCTGTGCCTCAGCGAGCGTCTTTTTTGATGTTGAATCACTTGCTTCAAGTTCATGGACACGGGCTGTGGCGCGTTCCAGAGCTTCCCGGACGGCCTTTATGCCCTTGTCCGGCACTTCGGGAGGACTTTGTGGTTTCGACGTGTCTTGGGGCAGCCTTGGGGGCGGGACAGCCGGTTTTTGAGGTTCTTGCACTCTTGGCGACGGCGTGGGTGGTTCGTCGCCCGTGAGTTTAGCCAATTCCGCGAGCGATTCTGTGGTCAACACAGGTTCGGAGTTATTGTGTAACCTCGGCATCTCGCTAAGCCGAACGGGAGGATTGGAAGGAGGGTCAATATCGGATACGGTATTTGGCGTTGCTGCTGGCATAGGGTTACTCTAGTTTAGCTAATAGTTCGTTGTGGTTTAGCATTTTGTACTTCTTGCCGTTAATTTTGATGTCTGTTCCTCCCCACATGTTGTAAAGCACCCGGTCGCCGATCAAGACTTCCATTGGTGTGATTTCGCCATTTTTATCAATCTTGCCTCTCCCGATGGATACGATGATTCCTTCAGTGGGTTTTTCCTTTGCGGAATCTGGAATGTGGATATTCCCGAATTTAAGCTGGCCATCAAGAGGTTCAATAAGCACACGATTTTGAGTGGGTTTAAATCGGATCATCATACGAAATCTTCTATCTGTACAGGTTAAGCCTTTAGTTAATCGGATTGAGGTACTCTTCCTGGGGTATTTCGGTTGGTGGCAACGCTTCTCCAAGATTCAACAGGACATTTAGAAAATCTTCCGCGCCTTTGAGTAAGAGAATGGATTTGCCATCGGTTTTATCCAAGACACTTGAATAATGGAGAAGTGCCGTTTTTGCCGCCTCTCTGAACTGCGGAGAGAGAACCACATCTTGATGCGCACTGGCTCTTGCTTTGTCAGCTAGAAAATCAGCTTTGGGCGTGAATTTAAATCGGCTCATTCGAAGTAGAATAATTCTTTGGCTGGTAATCCTGTAACACGTATGAGCCATTCTGCCGAAGATTCTTGTGACCAGGCTTTAAGGTTGGTATCGTAGAATCTCCAATATCTCCAATTTTGTGCTGGCAGCCACAATTTGCAAGTCTGTTTCCATGTACGGCCAATTCCCGGAAGAAACCCAGGCGCTACACAGGATGTGAGAATGCCAGATAGGAAGTTACGTCGGTTCATTCGCTGGGTTGTGGATTCCGTTGCCCTCTCAAAATCTCAGCTTGTGTCGTCAAATCCGTTCCCGCAATCTCCGCCTGTGTCTTGGCGTGTCCGCGTTGAACTTCAGCAAAGGTCGAGGCATTCCTTCGAAGATTCTCGTTGTAAAATGCGATGTCCTTTTGTTTCTGTTTCTCAGCCGCCGCGTCATGTTTGATCTGCGCGTCGGTATGCGCCATAAGCAGCCGTTCCTGAATCTTTGCCTCGGTTTGTGGATCAATTCCACCTTGTTGCGACTTTTCTTGCTCGGCAGCCTCGATCTGTTTTGCTGCTTGTTGAAGTTCTTGCTGCAACTTCATCAGGACCTTGACGAGTTGTTTGGCCGCAGCTTTCTGAGTTTGATCCTGTGCAATTTGCACGATTATTGGCTCGCAATGCTCGGCAATGTTTGCCAATCCCATAATCCGTTCCGCGGCAATAGCCAGTCCTTCCGGGTGCTGAAGCAAGCCTTGGAGTTGCTGGAACGTGAAATCGGCCAACTTGAGTAATGTTGTGACGTAAACCGTGCGATTGATCCCTTCTTTGACCTCAAACTGTGGGTTTATCATCAAGAACGTGAAAGCCGTTTGCGCATATTGCACGTCATCGGTTGGTGGAGCAGGGGGTTCCGGCACCATCGCAGCGGCGTCCATCACGTTATCGGTGAGTGCCAGAGCGCGCCGGCGATAGATCGCTCTCTGTGCTTCCGGTCCTACGGCTGGGGCGATCTCTTGTAAAAGCTGCTGCGTGACTGTCAATTCGACTGCCTTGCTGCCGCCGCCGACGGTTTGCTCGGGGATGATCTCCCAGGTATCAACGTCGAGCATTTCCAATGGAACGCCTTCCTTCTGGATGTTTTCCCGAAATCTCTTTGTCATCGGATCGGGATTATCTTTGATGCAGAAGCGGCGGCAAATCTCACGGTGTTGTTCAACTGATTGCCTCACAAGCTGGCCCATGACAGCGCTGGTGAATGTCGTGCTCATCATCTGACGCACCATCGTCTCGTACGCGGTCATCGCTGGGCCTTCTCCGGCACTTGGCATGTCTGGTAGAAAACCAGTGGAAGATTCCTGCATGAGTTGCCGTCCCTGGTTCAAGCCCATGAGGATCAAATTCTGGTCAACAACATGACGTTCCTGGGCTGGAACCATAGAAACTCCATCCGGCATGATGCCGAAGTTTTGCAGGTCGATCAAACCCAGCTTTTCCCGGTCATCATCGGAAATGTTTCGGAATAGAGTAAGCAACGCCTGGAACATGTGGTCATACAGCCGGTTCCTGAGTTTGTTTTGGATCGTGCAAACAGCAAAGAGAAGATAACCTATGGATCGGATTGAGTAGTAACGGTAAGGAGCGACGTTTGAGCAGTTGCCGATGAACCAATGAATCACTTCAGACCAATCAGCAGCATAATTGTCCCGGCTGTAGAGGAATCCCCGGTTTTTATCGACCGGCGTATCTTTCAATCCGATACTTGTGATGTTCTGGTAATCGACGATCATGCGCCGGTTCACTTTGCCGGTCTTGTCGTCCTGGTAGAAGAAATCCCATGTCAAAAGTTTCGGCAACGAACTGGAGGCGACCGTTGCCGATCCTTCCTTGATATCCTCCCAAAGCTTTTCTGGAAACAGCCATCGGTTGCCTTGGTACACCGGCACGACGCCAGTTTTATACATCCGAGCCAGGAAAGCTGCGGCGTAGTCTCGATTCCATCCTGAATCGAAATTGGGACCGTGGACTGACGAGTAAAGTTCCGGCCAACTGATTTCACGATAAATGGCGAACCGATCCAGATTACTGAATGACGTGAGTGTCGCGGATGGCACCAGTACATCCTCAACACCAACGACGCTTGGAACTGGGCAACGCCGGTTCTGCCAAACACTGGGGCCAGGGCCATGCAGGACTACCTGGGCATTCGCTGATTCACGGGCCGAATAGTACTGCTTGGACCGTTTGAGTTCCCGGTTGATGTAATTCGTTATCGTATTCGACCAAAGTTGACGGAATTGGATGGGTCCATTGTCGATCCTCACGGAGAAGAATTTGTCTCCTTTGAAGAAGGAGTTGTTGATTTGATTGGTTGCATTCGACGCGATGCGCGGGCCTTCAAGCCAATTCGCATTGGTCTTCATATTCTCAGCTCGCGCTTCCTCTTCGGTGTTGGGCGTGTCGCCATTGAAGAGGCGGTTGATTTTGGTCCGGTTCTGCATCGTGCGCTGTTGCGCAATGAGCATCTGGTAAATCTCAGTCAGACAGGAATTTGGAGAATCGAAGTTCATTCCATTCAAGAATAAGCGGTCACGGGCTGTTAGTAAAGCTGTCCTGGAACGGCCCAAAAATAGCCCATCCGTTTCGGTCGTGATGGCATTCCCGAATCATAGGTCGGAGTACTTTCAGAGCCGCGAACTGTCTTCGATTTTTGCGTTCATTGATGTCATCAAGAGCGATATACTTTTGACATCGAGAATAGAGCAAGTCGAATTCCCCATCCGTGCTTTCATCTCCGCCATCGAATAAAATCAGATCGATCTTCTCAGGCAATTCCTCCAGGACATTTACGGTTCTGTCCTTGATAAATCTGATTCTCTCATCTTCATGGAATCTGGATGCGGCCAGCCATGCTTGTGCATCTTGATCTACCGACCACATGCGCTGAAAAGGATGAACCAGTCCTTTAGATAAAGCCGCAGTCGAGCCTTCGCCAAGCCAGGACCCAATTTCTACGATGCGCTCAGCATCTTGAGCTAGACGTGTTAATTCCAATCCAAATTCCGACGCCGGTTCGATCTGTCCACGTTCGCTCATAGAAGACCTTTTTGTTCTAACTTCTCCAGATCACTCTCATTAGGTTGCTGCAACCAAAAGACTTTATCATCGAGGTTGTAAGGGCGGCGTTTGTCATAACCGAAAGTGTGGTATTTAAAAAGACTTGGATTTTCTTTTGCCAGATCGTGAAAGTGATGTTCAACAAGACTGGATGAATCGTGTTCAGGCCGCGAGAGTAGATATTTCCCTACGATTTCTGGAATGGCCCAATGGCGCATAAGGATGAGAGCGGTTCCTGACGGGCAAGGTACATTGGGTCCAAGCAAACATCCGGCATCCCCTATTTCTTCGTACATCTTATCGCCCCATGAACCGAACGCGAGCGCATCCTGTTCTTTGTAGATGAAGTCCGATTCATCGCAGTAAGCGATCATAGCCAACGTTAAAATAGCCGCCGCTGCGCCAGAGAACTTGTGCGTTTTCTTTCCGTAAAGCAGATCGTCATGATGTCCCAAATCACCCACGACATTTACTTCCTTAATAGCAGGGTGACTAAAATGGGAACCTGCCATTGAAAGCACGAAAACCGCCCTTGGAGCGGCAAATTTCCAGTTATTAGCCCCCCAAGTCTCCATGATGTGTTCTTTAAATGGCACGCCATGATTAACGTAGCCGCTTCCAATTATGTAACGGTGCGCGTTCAAACTTTTTCAATCACAACCACCATTGGATGAAAATGGACGGCGGAAATGTCCCCTCGGAAATAATCCATTTCCTTTATCTTCCCCAAGAACAGATCATCAAATTTTTTCCTGACGTTCTGCGTGAGGGTGCCGGGCCGGTTGAATTGCATTCCCGGCCAGCCTCCATCCACACCATCATAAGCTATGCGCGTATCCTCGATAATGTAAATTCCGCGAGGGGTAAGGGCAGGCCAAAGGGTCTCGAAGGTCGAGATGATATGGTCCACAACATGACTGCCATCGTCGTTGATGAATTTGAACGGTCCGTGTTTCTCGGCGATTGAAGTCAACATTTTGGGATCGGACTGGTCACAAACATGAATGAACTGTTTTTCGCCTATCGACTCGTGGACCTTGCAATATGGGTCTATGTCCAAACCGTGGATTTCTCCTTGTGGGAAGTAACGGCGAAGCATTCTCAGGAATCCTCCCCAGCGAACTCCAACTTCCAATACGTTTCCCTGAGCCTTGATGAGTCGATAAAGGTAAAGATCAAAAATGTCCAGATAGCTTTTGCCGTGGAAAGTGTGATCCGGGTTATCTTTATCGGTATTGAACACGTCTGGATTGGACGCGCGAATTTGTTTGAGATTCATATACGATCCACCACGACCCCTTCCCCGACCCAAGGCAGGAAAGATTTAAGATCGACGGGCCATCGCATGTTTCGTTGAAGTTTCCGCCAGCCTTCTAAAGCGCCTTTACACGAAGGATAGTACGCTTCTTTAAATGCAATTTGTTTCTCAGTAGAGTAGGCTTGATGGACAAATACGAGTCCGAGCCTCGCCGTTTCTTCGTGCTTGATAGCATTCTCTTGGAAGTTCTCTATCACTGGTGGTTCGTGTGTTTTGAACCGCATCCCCGGAGAGAAACGCCAGACTCGCTTCCACTCGTAGGCGTGATGATTGCCGTAATGTTCGCCGTCTGCATTTGTGATCCGTACCCGTGGGCCAACGCGATAGTCGCAGCGAAAGTAAGCGCAATTCTTTTTGGGATCATTCAAGAACATCTGATGGACTTTACCGATCTGTTCTGCGGACCAAAGTTCATCCGAATCCATCTCGAATAGAAGTCCAGGCTCGTACATAGTCCGCAATGGTTCATTGACCATCGCAACCTTTCCGTTCCAAAGTTCCTTGCGATACAATATCACGCGAGGATCGTAACCGGCGAGCGCATCCAAATATTGCGTCGTGCCGTCTTCGCTCAGACGCGGTGTTAGAGGTTTACACCATGATGTATCTTTGACGTTCGCCGCGACGCCCTCGACCACGCGCCAAGACCAATCGAAATCCAACTTTTCCAGTTGAGGATAGATATGGGCGAGCCAAGGTAAGCCGTCGAGAACGATGGTCAGAAAGTGGATCATTTCAGAATCTCCCAAGGCTTAGCCAATTTCGGCGGTCCAGTGGGTTTTTGCTGGAACGTTGCGTAAAGGTGCAGAACGTACTTCTTTGCCTTTAGGCATGGTAGTGAGTCGATTAAGCAGAGAAACGATGAGTCGATGCAATGGATTTCTCCCGCGCCTTCGATGATGCCCCACCAATCGAAAATGTTCGGCTCTCCGCCATTGGTCGGTTTTATCAACACAGGCGAGATCATTGGCCTTCCCTTTCGAACGAGCGACCGGTCGATTTGAAAGCCGCGAGTTACATCGTCATGGACGAAGGCGTAATTGCCTTTTGGTGGCGTTGGGACTGGATCGAATGTGGCGTGAAGATTTCCATCGCCGTTCTTGGTCAGCGCAAGCTCTCGGCTGGGCTGGCGGTCCACCTTGAACCCATTCCAGCGCTGCTGAAAAGGCACTCCAGCCTGCCCGAAAAACGATTCATCCCACTTCGAAATGTCCCACTTTTCCTTTGTGTGCATCCCAAGTCGGACAACTTCAATGCCGTGCTTGGAAATCATTTCCGTGGCTTCTTTTGCCTCAGCATCATCTTTAATCCCAAACACTTCTATGGCTGTTGAGTCCCGAAACATGAAGGCAACAGAGGCGGCATTGTGATGCTTGCAGAGTACGATGACTCTTCGTGTCTTGGCCAATTCACGCACGAGTGCATTGCAAATCAGGTGATCGCCTAAGCCGAGGTGGCCGTACAATAAAGCTTCTTTCATGCGTGTTGAAAGTTTGTCCTTTGCTGGAAATGCACAGGATGCGGCGTATCGTCAGGATTCACGATCTCGCCAACAAATCTGTCTTCACCAAACTTGCAGCCGTCAGGAAATGGCCTTGCGTCCGGGTAAAGCTGTCGAGTGCAACTGTCATGGCGAAGCAAAGACTTCTTGACCAGTGGATAAATGTAGCGGGCAAGGAATATTTGATCCAAGCAATAACTGGTTGCTCGATCGTACGACCGCGCCCCACAACCGCTTCGAATGATCTGCCCCGTCATATCTTTAACCACGTCGGTTTTGCCACCAAATAGTCCTCCGCCAATGGGCAACGAGTGAGCTGGGTGATCTCCCATGACGTGCCAATCCAGTCCTGAGTCGATCCATTCCTTGACTGCCTTAGCCTCGCGTTGGCTCAACCGGCTATCGCAATCGCGCACGATGAACCGTTCAACCGAAGGATCGTCATTGATCAAGAATCGCCAAAACATTCCGTTCTTGATTCGCTCATCGCTCTGACGTACTTCCACCTTCAACGATTTGAGTTCCTGCATGATCTCTTTCGGAACCGTATAGTCAACGTAGAAAACACACTTCCAGCCGGGATATACTTTCGTTGTCAGTGCCGCGTTCTTCACCGCCCCGATGCAGAACATCGGATCGTTTCCGAAGAGGGAAAAGCTGATTGCATTCACGAGAAATTAGAAATCAATCCAGGATACCCGTTGCTCGAGTACCATTGAACGGCCAATCTGCGGTTGTGCATCTTCGCCGGTGCGTTCTTGTTCACAGGACTGACCCACGGGCGAAGGTGGTTTTCGTGAAGGACATAGCCGCGTGGAATTTCACACTCAATTTGCGGCTCGATGATGTTCCTCCTATCCGTGAACACTCCAACACTTCGCCGGATCATCGCGGTAAGCACGAGGTCAAATTCCAATTCGCCCACGAAGAAGTCGGGAATATTGAACCAGTTGTCGATGAGCCATAGCTTCTTGAAGGCCATCAAGTCGCGGCCAAGATCGGATTTTCCATTTGCAAGAATATCCGCGAGGTTCATCTCACCATTGGGGACATTACCAGGAGTGAAATTAAGCCGGAATGATCCAACTGCGGGGGCGCGTTTCATGGCTTCATCCAGAGGTTCCAACAAGCGCGGATGGAGGATTGTATCGTCATTGGTGAAGACAATCACGTCATTGGGACCGGCAGTTGTCATTCCTTCGATGAGGATGTCCTTGAGGAACGGGAGTGCGCGAGTATCGCTCACCTCACGCGAGTCACGGGGATAATCCCAAACATGGCAAGGGATAAGACGACCGGTGCGATAGAGCTTTATCCAGCTATTGACCGCTCGCAAAACCCGCTGCTCATCCTCCACTGTGGCTTGAACGTGTCTCTCGACCGCGTGGATGTATTTTATCGGTGGTATCGTTCTGACTTGAAATGTTCCCTCAGTGATACATCCTTGTGTTTCCTTCGCTAGTTTCCAGGCCGTGAGCAACTGCATAGCGGTGGGTTCACCGTCACCGCGCAACACTGAAATGAGCGAGCCGTCATGCGAGGGATGAGCTAAGACGCAATTCTTTGGCAGGCTCGAAACCAGAATTGCATTCTTAGGCATGATCTCAGTTCGACGCGATACCCAAGTCGGTTTTGTCTCGTGATTCAGAAAGTTAAAGATCAAATCGGTCGTCTGGACATAAGGCATCACCAGATCGGCAAATTGGACATCCCAAGCGACACTTCGGTTAATCGAAATTCCCTTGTAAATACTCCATGCGTCGGCTGGATAAACAGAGATTCCAGATGGGATTCGCCTTGGAAACTGAGGGAGATTGAGAGTTGTGACATGGCTTAGGATCGAACATTTATTTTTCAGCGCTTTGTCATATTCCTTTTCGATATCATCAAGCCAACCAGCGCGGGTTGGGACGGCGTCGGCTTCAAGCCAAAGAAATGGTGAAGGTTCATCAAGACCGCTGATTAGTTTGCACGCCGTCTCGAAAAGCCAGTTAGCGCCACGTGGATGGTCTTCTTTGGCCAGTGCGAAAGGTGGTTGGATCAACGTCGAAGATCGAAAGGCGGCGTCGGCCTTTGCCTTGACCAATTTCATTTCGGATTCTGAAACTGAGTTTGATGCAACGAGCAAGCAATCATTCTCCAGGCAACCTCCCAATTCAATGATCCATGAGACAAGCTTCAATGCTGTCGTGCAATCGGATTTACAGAACGGCAGAACCACCAGAAGCTTCATAAGCGTATCGTCTGCGGGCTTAATTCCTTAATTCAAACTCTCCGCACCAATCGTCTTCACGTGTGAACGGGAATTCTCCCTTGGGTGCATATCTGCGGCATCGTCCGCCGTTTACGGTGGACATATCGTCTCCATAGCAGAACTTGGGTATTTGCATGGGGCTTCCTAGTGTGGCGACCATTTGGTCCCACCATCGGCATTCTTTACATTTATTCATTTCTCTGTTTCGGTTAAAATCCAGCATCGCGGCTCACTTTGATTTAGGTAAAGAAGCATTCCAGGCGTTTACCATTTCCTCAAAGGTCTTAAATCGAACGTTCCAAAATCTTTGCGTGCTCTGTGTTTTACTAGATGGGCCATGCTCCGGGCATGAATCTAGCTTGGCCTTAAACTCCGCATTTCGAGATTTATCGTAATTGTAAACGAACACGCAGTGTATTTCATAACCCTCAGAAAGGGACCAGCGTGGTCTTGGAATGACTTCGCAAATTGGGCATCTTTCAAATCCATCTTCCAGGGATGGTCCTTCCACCTCCCGCCTTTTCTCCTCTGGCGTGAGAGATTCGAACCATGTTTTTTCATCCTCTCTGACCTTGTTTCCAGCGGCCAACATTTCTTCCAGCTTACGAAGATTGTTTTTGACTATTTCACGAGTCGTTCCCAATGGTAGCATTTCAATTGTCATGGCAATTTCCTCTATCCGATTCGTTCAAAATCCAACATCGCGGTTCACTCTGGTTTAGTTTGGTGATGTCGGTCGTGTTGCGTATCATCTCGATTGGAACCCACGGCTTTAGTTTTAGACTGCATCCGCATCCGGTGCAGATATGCAACGATTTTTCGCCATCGATGCGCAGGTTCATTTGGTTTTTCAGTTCGATCTGTCTCCTGACCAGGAGCGCAACTTCGGTTTTTAGGAATTCACCTGTTCTCTTGGGTTGATTGAGAGGGCATTTCAGACATACATTTGCTCTTTCCTGGGCTTGTTCTTTTGGGACCGGACGAAGTCCTTCTCCGATCCATTGAGAATAAAGCTCAAAGAATTGCGTGGCTTCCTTTATAGTCACAATTCAACTGATAATATGCGGCGAATTTTTACAACCCAGGCGGCACAACATTCAATGCTGCAAAATCTTCTAAAATCGCATGTTTGAATGGTGCCACTCCCAGGCGTATCCATTTCAAGACGCACTTCATGTTTGTCTTTAATTACTGTATTACATTGGTTGCATTGGTTTATTTTCGTGCTCATTGAGTCAGGTCATTGAACGTCACAGTTATTCGATAATTTGAACTTCATTCGCTGCTTTTCCAGCGACTTCCCAAGCAATTTTAATGGTTTTGTCGAGGTCTTTCCAAACTGGGAGCGGCGCACCACTGACAAGTGATTTCCATCCTGTGTGATTACAGTACGCTTCATAAGCTATTTGACCAAGTGTTTTCATGCGTTTAGCTTCATTTAAGTTCACTCAGTATTCCTTCGTCTTCCATTATCAGAGATGATCATTTCATATTCATTGTTCTTGACCACAAATTCCCCGTCTAGTCTCACGGCTCGAAAGATAGTCAGATCCTTGTAATTGCCCCATGAATCCACGATGACAAAGTGCTTTTGGCCTTTCTTAAACACTCTCCGTATTTCATCGGCAGTCATTTTCATTGTCCGCCACATGTTCCACAACCTGCTATTGGTATTCCAAAGCTACCCTGCACTGCTGACACTGGAGAAGTTCCCGATTTAGGCCCGCAATATTTTGGATCAAAATTGAGTCTGGCGCACGTATAGGCTTTGATTGCATCAAGGCAGGCATTAAATGATGGATTCAGTCCCGCAAATGGATTGTTTGCCCGTGCCTTCTGTAATTCCTGCGCAACCATGTCAATAGGCAAGAATGGGTTCGGCACGACCCAATTGATTGACGGCTCACGGTACCGATAACCACCGGGTGGCATGTCTCTAAGATTGGTCAGAGTCATTTGCTGGCGGATAATTCTTTCAGATGGCCTTTACCTCCGCAGTGATAGCAAACAACCACCCTCGTAAATGACGTTGTGTTTTCAACATTTAAACCAGCGATGTTCTTAACAAACTTCATGGTGCCTTGCCCGCCACAGGTAGGACAGTTAACATGGTTGTAGTTTTTTGCTTTAAGGCCCTCTGATAATTCAAAGTCGGAATTCATAAATGATAAAAGCTCAGTCATTGATTTGCGAACATCATCATCCGACAATATCTTATCAAAGCAGAGTATCATGCTGTGAGCAATTCCTCTTTTCTTTGTTCCTGTTCCTTGTCCTGAAGATGTCTTATCCACATATCACGTTTACGTTTCACCTGTGGCGTTTGTCCAAGTGGAAAACCCAAACGACGCGCACCTTCAATGCCAGCGACGAGCATGTCGCCAAGGTCTGGGCTTCGGCTTGTCCGCTTACGCATTTCATCCTTGGTCTCAACTGATTGCCGTCCGCCACGCGCTTCATCCCATCGACGCTGGCAAGCTTCATCCGCCGCTTCCTCAGACATGCCCCGCATTTGATCGGAACGAATACAATGCGCTAACGCGAACCAAAGCTCAGTCACAAATCTATCGTATGCCTCCCGGCAGGTCATGCGTTCACCTTGATTGTCTCCGACAAGATGTTTCTGACCGGTAAAGCATTCCCGATCACTTGCTGGTCCTCCGAATTGAATTGGAACAACCTGAGTCCATCCAATGTCAGCGAATGCCTTCATAAATTCCGAGCGGCCAGTTCCATCAAAAAATACATGTGCCGGTGGAATTCCAGCCTGTTCACAGTCGGCCTTGCATTGTCTCACAATGGCCTCAGCATGGCTTACATTTGCTATTTCGCTCCCTTGATAAACCCGAATGGGTCCGCACCAGAATCTCCAATTGTGAGTTGCGTCCTTTCCTAAAATGAAGGGCGCACCCGCCGTGCGGTCACCACCCGTGCCGCTATATGCCACGTCGAGCATGTAACCTTTAACCAATTTCTCATGGCTCCATGTCACTGGGTCAAATGCGTTGAATTTGTAGCAGTCGGACTTGGAAAACACACGGCGATCCGCCGTGGATTTCGGAATCTGGCCCACGGCGAACATGTTGAATCTGTCTGATTGTTCTCCGTAATTGTGGCGGCATTGATCAATATAACGTCGTCCAATTAGATTCTTGTAAGGTTCGTGCCCTTCCGGGAAATCCAGATTCGGAGAATCGTAGCCGATGAGTTGGACTGCCCGCCCATTGTACCAACGTGTTTCGTAAACACGGCTGACCTTTGTATCAGGCAGAGATTCCCAACCTAGTTTAGGCTCTGCGGCTTTTGCGAGCGGGTTGTGGATATCTGGCAGGTTGCCCATGAACGCCGCGAAACAAATCGGGTTGGATTCGAGATTGGCGAGAGAATCAATTATGCCCATCGGAACTGCCATAACTTCATCGGCTCCAAGGATAAATACACCGGATTGTTCTTCGGAAAGATCACCAGCTTTCGTGCCAATGTACTCTTCCAATCCCTGCCATTGGCCACCGCGTTTACAGGCTACGCCCAGGATACCAGACTTTAAGGAACGAAAATCTTCGGTTGCAGGCTGAGCGAGAAGCATGTTTTTGGATTCGATCAGATGACCGGCAAGCCACGGGAAAACTTTTTTGGCACTCTTATGAAGTTGCACAACGTAATCCCAAATTCTACGCCGGAGAGCATCGAGAGTTGTGGATGATATAATCACTGTGGTCGCTATCGGTCGTGCATAAAACATTGACAACGCGAATGCGGAAAACTCCAACGATTTTCCGGTAGAACTAGGTCCGAAAAGTGCGAGCCGTCCGGTCTTGCAAAGTTCCGGCAGGATCAATCCTTCATTCCACCGATGCCAGTATTTATCCGGGAACGCCAGCTTTTGGAACGCTCGAACGTGGTAAAATAATCCTTTGCCGCATGGTTGTCCCTGTTTGCCTTTCCAGGTTCCCATTTGAGCGACGGCTCCAAGCTCGATCCGTGCATCATCATCATTACCGAAGACATCCCAGACCTCGCCGTATTTCTCTACAGTTTTAGGTCGGATGCGGCGTTTCATAAATCAAAGGTCGCTCACGGCGTAGAAACCGGGTCAACGACAGACGCATTGACCCAAAGACGCCGGAGCGACCGAAATGTGAGATGGCTTGGTTTCATAAGCCGCCGTGAATGTGGTTGCAGGATGAATGAAAGTCAAGGATAGTTCAGCGAATGCGATAGGAAACTTATGTCACAAGCGCTCCCCAGCCCTATTGATTGCTGTTCTCCTTGTCCTGTCACAACGGCTGTTCCGCTGCCTGGCATTCCAGGTCCTCCAGGTCCTCCGTGCGTCCCGTGCGTCAACGGGATTGATGCCTTCACTTTGGTTGCAAATTACGCGCCGAATCCGCAACCACAGATGCCCTATCCGATTCAGGTGCTTTCCAGCACACTGACGATTGGATTTCCTACTGTCGCGCTTGTCTCAACAGCGACTCTCGTCCCTGGAATGGATGTTTCCGGGACTGGGATTTCTGGCGGAACAACGATTCTTTCTGTTGATAGCCCAATCCAAATCACATTGACGACTAATGCGACTGTGGGTGGTGTCCAGAGCATCACATACAAACAGAGCGTGACGGTCAATACGACGAGCAGCACTGGATTCCTGACGCCCGGAGAAATTGCTTTTGTCCAGTCTTGGGGCTACATGCTGGTGATTTCATTGCCATCGGCGACAAGCGTAAGAATTCAGAATATCGCTGATGGATCTAATCATTATATTCCAAATGTCGCACAAGGGACGATCTTGGCTGCTGCAAACAAGATTGTGCCTGGAGGTTTACAGGGAATTGATGGCATTTTGATAGGTGCGGCAGGTGGAGACTTGACTGGAACATATCCAAATCCAGTTATCGGTGCAGGCAAGGTTACGACAGCGAAAATGACCGCGACAGGAGTTGGTGCGATTACAAGAGGAGATGCGTTAAATGTCGCCCAAGTAACTACCGATGTTTCCGGTCGAATCACAGCAATGGTTAACGTGCCAATCGCTGGTGTCGTTCCTGGAGGTGGTGCTGGAGGTGATCTCACAGGAACATATCCGAGTCCAACATTAGTGACGACAGCGGTAGTAGCGGGTACGTATGGAGGTTCGACAACAATCCCGCAATTCACCGTGGATGCGAAAGGAAGGCTGATAGCGGCATCCAATGCAGTAACTAAATTTCTTCCGAGATATGGTCTTCTTGGAGTTGTTATTGGAGTTAATCTGAATGTTGGAGCAACAGACACACCAATTCCGATTTCTTCCGTAAATTATATCGTGCGACGAGTAATCGGAGTTAATGCTTCGATCAGTCTAACGGTCGCAACGGCTGGAGTTTTCAATACAGCGGGCGGTGTGGGAGCGATCTGTGCTGATCAAGTCTTATCTGCTCTTACAGCGGCGTCCAAGTACAAGGATTTGACGGTTGCGGGTGTTGGATTAACAGATGTACAAACGCCGGTACAACTTTTCTTACGTTGCGGGACACCACAGGGTGCAGCGGCTACGGCGGACTTTTATGTATTCGGGGAGAAGCTTGATTAGTCATGGCTGCTCCGATTCCCAATGCTTTCCTAGAGAAAATCTCGATCACGAGCCAGGGCGTCCACAGTGGAATCAAGCCGACTGAACTTTTGCCCAGTCAACTTGCGTGGGCACAGAATATCACGAATCGAGGAGGACGGGCAGGAACGCGACCGGCCATACGTAAGATCAAATTGACTTGGCCAGCTGCGACGAAACGATTTGCGCGATTTCAAGGAGCTGGATTTTACGAGGCAAATCTTGGAGGACAAAGCTGTCTCTTGGCCGCTATCTCCGGGAGCATTTATCGTTTTCTGATTAGCGGCAATATTGGCACCGTTCAGAATATTTCGCTGGGGGGAGATTTGAATGATCCGAATGTCAGACAAGTCTGGATGTTTCAGGGGGAGAATTTCGAATTTATCAATGATGCCCAATCCAATCCACTCTTCTGGGATGGCGCTGGATTGCGACGAAGCAAAGGAATTGCTGGGTCCGAACTTCCAGCAGGTGCGATGGGTCACTATTCAAATGGACGTATTGTCATGGCATTGCCAGATCGAAAATCCTATATCGCTGGCGATTTGGTGTACAGCCGAGGGACCAGTGGTGGTTACGGCGGTCGTGATGCTATTTTAAAGACGACGGAAAACAAAACAATCCTGGGCGGCGCGGCTTTTGGTGTTCCAGCCAACGCCGGAATCATCAATGCTATTTCTTCCGCGGGTGTGCCTGATACGTTCTCAGGACAAGGCCCAACACAGATTGGAACTAGGAAGGGCATTTTTACAGTCAACCTTCCACTTAATGCTCAAGATTGGATTGATATTCAATTTCCGTCGCAGACCAATTCGCTTCCTTCCTACGGACCGCTTTCGCAGAATGGGACAGTAACGATCAACGCTGATCTTTGGTATCGTTCTGTGGACGGTTTCCGATCTTTCGCCATCGCACGACGAGATTACAATACTTGGGTTCAGACACCGCTTTCTACGGAGATGACTCGTGTTTTGAAAAGCGACATTCCTTTCTTACTGGGCTTTGGTAGTGGAGTAGTTTTTCAAAATAGGCTTTTAGAGACATGCTCACCTTATGAGGTTAAGGATCGCGGCGTTGCTCATCGTGGTCTTATCGCGTTAGACTTCAACAATGTAAGTAGCATAACGCAACGGAGTAATCCTGATTATGACGGTTTATGGACCGGGCTTCCGATCCTTCAAATTCTCACGGGAACAATTGGCGGTGTCGAACGGTGTTTCATCTTTGCATTGGATTGCACGCTCGGCATTTGTCTTTACGAACTTCATCCAGACGAGGCTTACAGTTTCGACTTTGATGGCGTGAACGATGTGCAAATTGGCTGTGCTATAGAATCACGCGCATTGTGGGGTATGGACGCTCGTACCGCATACGGTCAGGAATATCAGCCAGATTCGGTGAAGTTGCCGCTTAAAAAATTGCTTACTGCTGATCTGTTTCCAGAAAAGATAACCGGAACAGTTAACGTTAAAATAAGGTACAAATCGGATCAAAATCCGAACTTTGTTGATTGGCATTCATTTTCATTCTGTGCCACATCGAAGGATTGTTCGACGGCAAATTGTCCTACGTTCCAGGATGTTCAGCAGCAATTCGCGACGTTTGTGCGATTGCCGTCGCCAAAGGACGATTGCAATACAATTACTGGTCGCTTGATGCGAACCGGGTACTTCTTTCAATTACGGTTCGAATGGAAGGGGCACATGCAGTTGCATCAAGCGCTTATTTGGGCTGTGCCAATACCGGAAACCATTCCGGAATGTCCTACCAACCAAGCTTGCACGCTGGTTGAGATGTGTCTTGATCCTTTGTTCGACTACAGCATTGAAGCTCCATGCGGCTCTGGATAACTCGCCTTACCGTTTCATGCCTTCCGCGCCTGCCAATCTATTCCAGTCCCGTTCCGTCCATTCCGTTCCCAGGCAATCCCAGCCTGCCTTTCCAAGCCAAACACATCCCTTCCCCATCTCGTCCGTCCTGGCCAATTCATACCTGCCAAACCCTCCCGGTCTGTTGCTGACCATTTCCAACCACTCCATGCCTGCCTTTCCCATGCTCTCCCCTGCTCTCTGTGTCACGACCTATCAGACCCTTTCGCTCTTTACCTGCCATGTCTTTTCTATCCCTGCCCCTTATTTCCCCACCCCACCCCACCTGCCATGCCTGCCATTCCGATCCCATCTCAACTACACCAGCTCGGTCCCCACTGCGCCTAGCCTGCCACGCCTTTCCAACCCACGCCTTTCCTGACCCAGTCTTTCCTGCCGTACCTAAGCCCGGATTTCAGCCTGTTGACGCAGTGTCGTGCGACGATGTTGTACATGGGTCTTTTTCATTGCGCGAAATACTTCCGCTAATTCTTTCAATGCTCCAAACTTTTGTTGGAAGTAGGAGAATTCATCCAACGCATCCTGAAGCAGTTCATCACGCATTTTAATATTGGATAGAACCTGAACTAACGGGCGATACCCACCGCCTTCCTTAACGCGATCCGTTTTTAGGCTCACCCACATCCGATCCCCATCTGGATTGGGAGAATTCGAAATCACAGTTATACAAAGCCGAATCAACGAACGCGCTTGCCAAATGCGGTATTCATCTGATGCCTTCACGTTATCCCATTCAAATCTGGAATGGAGCGGAGAGGAAATCGGACGCGCGGCTTCCACGATAGCGGCAGGCTGGAGTATTCCTCCGCCAGCCTGTTCAATGCGCTGTAGTTCACTGATTATTTCGATTGTTTTCATTGGTTAGTTCAAAACATCCCCAGCCTAAACCGGCTGAATTTTTAGAATCGTAACGCCCTTCACAAAGGCCGACTTGTTGACCTACACGCATAAGTAGATTGCTCACGTCCTGAATGCTGAATTGATCGGCATCCCAGCGGATTTGCACTTTAGCCGACCAATCGTGGTAAGCAGCACGAACCGTCACGTACGGTTGTCCGGTTTCCACCCGCGCCATATCTTCCTGTTTGACAGCCTTTCCATAGATTCGGATCAATGGGATTTGCGGTTCCAATTTATCGGTTCCATCGGCAACCACGAAAACGCTTAATTTGGCCAGCGTCATTTTGAAGCTGACCAACCGGCAGGCTGAGATCATGGCGTTACGAATTGATCCGGCGTGGAAACCATCCCAGCCTTCGGCGCTGATATACCGTGCGTCTTGGAATAGTTGATCTGTGGATTGGGCTTCGCGATTCTTTTTGGAAGATGAAGACTTGCCCGCCTCCATTTTATCTTTCATTTGCTGTTTGGTCTTGGCGCTGAACCGATGGATGACCAGCGGAGATGTTCCCCTGATTTCAAAAACAGCAGTTTTAAAATTCGGGGCCTTGATTTGAATGGCGATTGGAGTGTTTTGTTCTCCATTAGTGACTGACAAACGCGGTGTTGATTTGAGTTTTACCATGATGATTGATGAGGAAAAGGCACGCACTCGGAATATCGGCAAAGGAAGTTGTGACGCTTACCAAAGCTTTTGGCCAAGCGCGTGCCTACATTGGGTTCCTGATATTTAAGCGTCACAAAAGAATCAATCGCTGAATCCAGGTTGAAAGTCAAGCTTATTTTAGCCTTCCCAAATGTGCCCTGGTGGTTTATAGAGAGATAACGAAAGGACCAATTATGGCCAAAACTAAAGCCGACCCTGACGCTGATGGTGATGCTGGGTTTCACGCAAAACAGATGGCTTCCCACGAAGCGTTGGCATCCAAGCATCGTGCATTAGCCGATCATCATAGACGGCTTCACGACCAACGCATCCGGGCCACCGAGGAGGACAATACGCCGAAAGGCCGATTACTCGCTGCGGCACGCCAAATTTCTCCAGCATCGCCGATGGGAGGCTACTAAACAGTGGGAATGATTTGAACATGTTTCCAACATCTTCTTCTGGCTACATGACCAACGGTATGTTTGTTAAGAAGCATTATTCGGGCAATCGACGACTGTTTCTCTCCATTGGCGAGGCGCCGTTTGATCTCTTTAACTATTGCCTCAGTAAGAACCGCTCTTCCAATTTGCTCACCTTTTGGACGAACACGTGGTTTGCGTTCTTCTACGGGAAGATGTTTCCAAATCTTGCCTCTAACAATAAGGCCGACATCAACATTGGAGACTCCAAATTCGCGTGCCAACATTTCGTAAGTAGTTTTTCCTGGATGGTAACGTTTCCTGATTTCCAAAACGATAGCATCAGTAAGATTACTTCGTTTCCATGCAGCCCCTTTCGGATGGCGTCCTTTTGCCATCATGTCTGCATGATTATCTTGCACGGTGCCTGTAAAAAGATGATTTGGATTGCAACAAGGAGGGTTGTCGCATTTGTGGCAAACAAAATGGCCATCTGGAATATGACCTCGCTCCAATATCCAAGCGATGCGGTGTGCTCGCCATTGGCGACCATTCACTGCAAATTGCATGTAACCGCGTGGACTGGGTGCACCTTGATATGGCCAGCATTCGTCAGGACTACCGATTTTGACTTTTCCCCAAAATCTATCGCGCAATGGTTGCGCACAAAAATTTCTCCATCGCTCAAATGCGCCCCTCAACGCTGGAGGAATATCTTCTGCTCTCATCAGATTCGTAAAATGCATCAGGACAACTTTGCCTTTTGTCTTTTAGAAAGGCAACTGAATTAAATGGCAACAATTTTACTTAGCTTACGAGTCGGTACACTTTCTCCAAATTACTGTTTCTCAAATTGGCAGCAGACCCTTCTGGATTTCGGGGCTCAGTACCAAACCGAATTGACTGCATCCACTTTCTTTAGCATTGGATCGACCAAGCCTGACCCAGCTTTCAACGCTTTCCCTTGGTTCAAGACTGTGACCGATGCTTTCGGTCCGACTGGATTGTACCAATTCAGCGGTATCTGGTTCATGCCGGTCTGGCCTTTTGATGTCGATGAACGGCGGTCACGATTTGGAACTGAACCATCGGTCTGGTCGTTCGATGGTGGCGACGGTAATAATCCTACGATCACTCCACCGACAGCCAATAGTGGAGCGATGTGGGAAGTCGATCATACTTTTGATGGACGTTCACCTATTGGCGCTGGTTTGATTCCAAACGATATTTCGCCTGCAAGAACGCTCGCTGTAGGAGATACGGTTGGAGAAGGTGGACATTTACAAGGTAGAGAAGAAGTGGGTCCACATACGCATCTGGTCTGGCCAGCGGATGGAGGAGATAACAACATTGGTAAGAAGTGGTCGCATACCGATCCTGGAGGAGAATCCTGTGACGTTAGGCTTATGCAGATGATTCGGCCTAATATACTTTGCGCGCAGCAAACCGAATTGCTGGCGGATACGATCAAGTACGCCGCAACCCAACAGAAGGGAAATGTTCTGCATCCAGTAAAAGCGCTTTGGATCATCAAGAGAACGATTCGATCTAACTACGTCGTGCCATGACACTTCCTGATTCATAGAATTGTTGAAATGAGCAATCGCCATACATTTGCTGACCTCAAAAATTCGCGAGTGCCCGCAATTTTAACCGTCTGTCCTACAGACCCACGGCTTGCTCAATGGGCTATGATGTTCGAGGAAAGAGCATCCGCATTAGGACGATGGTGGGGCACAACTCGATTGGTCCGGTTCTGTTTGACAGATGGTTGTTTAGTTCTGCCGCGTGAAGTCGCGGTTGTCGAGAAAGCGACGATCAATGGGATGCCGTTACGCACTGAGAATGAATGGTTTCAGTTTGTCAGACCGCATGTGAGTTGCGATCCGAAAAGTAATTGTTTCACTGGTAGTTGTTCGGTATGCAATTGTTGCGGCTGTGGTGACGTAGTTCTCGAAGATCATTTGACCGATTGTTCGTTTACCAAAACAATCGGGACGAACAAAAAGATTCGGACGTACATTGGTGGTCTTTCTGATGTTGGGAAAAAAGTTATTTATCAGGGTTATGACAAAAATGGTGTTTGGATTCGCACTAACTTTGGAGGCTTTGTTCAGGATGGAGAACAGGTAACGCTTGCAAGTCCATTCGTGGACACGACAACAATCTGGGCTGCTGGTTCTCCGACAGGTGTAATCAAGGATGTGACTGACTGGCGTTTACTAGTTTATGAGCTTGATACAGGTACTATTCTGGAAGGTAAACAGTTGGCTATTTACCAACCGGATGAAACGATTCCAACGTATCGGGTGATGAACATTACGAATTTCAATCGTGTAGGAGGTTGTTCATCGACAAGCACGACGCGAACACTGCTAGCCATCGTCTCAGTCAATCCGATGCCGATCAAAAATGATAACGATTGGTTGCTCTTTCAGAATCTCGCGACGTACCAGGATGGAATGCAAGCGATTAAGTACTGGGAGGAAGGCAACGCTGCGATGGGCAACTCATTCTTTTACGGCGATGCCGCACCAGCGCGCAATCGCGAAGGTAATCCTCGAATGGACTTCCGGCATGGAGCTATTCCTATGCTTCAGGCTGAGCGTCGGAAGATGACGGGCGATCGCACGACAGTTAATTTGCAACATGATGGAGTGAGTACAGCAGGATTTTTATGAGCGCAGTAGGACCAGCATTAGGATTAGTTGGAGTAGGGCTTAGTCTTTGGGGCGCTTCTGAAAAAGCGGCAGATGCAAAAAGGCGTCAGCAAGTCTTAAAAGACTTGATGGCCACACCAGATGTTGACATCGGTGCTTTAGATCAAGCTGTGCTTGGCCGACAAGAAGCGGCGCAATCGAGAGTCACCGCCCTGGCGCGGCAATATGGTTTGGGCGCTGCTGAGACAGCCAAGCAAGCACAAGAAATCGCCCAGCCCGGAAGTGCTGAACGGGTAAAAAGTTTCGGATCGGCGATTGATCAAATTATTTCCGGCAAAGCCGGAGGAAATCCTTGGTCTATTTTTGGTGAAGGAGCGGCTGACACACTTGCCAGGGGATTTGGCGGAACAGGGGCCGGGGCGATCAATACCTACAACCTCGGTCGTCGGACGAGAATGGCCGAATTGGCGCACGTACCTTCATTGCTAGCAGCCCTTGGCGGGTACGCCCCGCATTATTCAACTCCGACTGGTGAATCATTCATGCCATTAAGTACCCAGGGCAACCTCAGCGCTATATTACAACAGCGTCAACAACGATTTGCGTTGGGATCACAGCTTTCCCAAACCGAAGGTCCTGGCGGAGTATGGGGAGGTGCACTGGAGGGTCTTGGAGGAACAATGATGGGTGCGGGACTATTTGCTGGAATGAGCAATATGGGTGCTGGACCTGGACAAATGGCTCAGAATATGGCGGCTTTTAATGGCCAAAGTTTACCTTCGAATTTTGGAAGTCTTAGTTCAATAAATCAATGGAAGTATCTGGGAATGTTGAATCGGGCTGGTCCTTCCGGTGGGTACGAATAGATCATGGCCAATGAATTTCTATCCGGTTTGCAGATTGGCGGTCACATTGCCAGTGAAGCGCTTGGTTACAGCGCGCGGATGCAGGAATTGCGTTCTCAACAAGCATTGAGACAGTTACAAGAACAACACTTGGCAGCGGAGACCCAACAAATAACGGGAAACATCCATACTGGTATTGCGATGCGCGGTGACATGGAACATGCAATGGCTCAACACGCGATTGATACATCCGATACGATTCCAGGCAGCGGGGGAATGCCGCCACTTCCAAACACCCATAAACTTGAGCAGGATGAATCACTGATGAAGAACGTTTTGCCAGTCGTCGCAAAATGGCGTCCTCAGGAAGTTCCTGCCTTTATGCAAGGTGTTGCGATGATACCTTATCGAAAAGCGGCAGCCGAATGGATGGGAACACGAGCACAAACAGAACAGGACAAAATCGCTTCTCATGCGGAAGCAAACGCGGCTTTAGCAGAGCAACGTCGGGCCGCTGCTTTGCTCAGTGGCGCTCGCGCTGGTCAGATCGGATCACAGACGGATGCCTTCGATACGGGAGAGGCAAAAGAATTCACAAACTCAAAGGGCGAACTTATTGGTTATGGTTTGCCAAACGGCAAAGGTGGTATGCACTTCATGTCGCCTCATGCCGATGGCGAGATTAAATTCGGAACCACACCAGCGGGCGAACAGTACATCTTTAACAATCACGGTCATTTTCAGATGCTCCGTGACCAGAGTCAACTTGTGAATCTCCATCGGCTCAATTCGGAGTTGACGGATATTAACAAGACGATCCGTAAAGTGGAAACCGATCCGACCCGGAATGAAGAAAACAAAAACACGGTGATTCTTAAGCTCAAGCAAGATCGTAATCGGATTCAGAAGCAGATGCAAAAGACAACTCCAATACCTTCGACCGAACTGCCTGCCGCTGCCGCTCCAAAAGAATTCAATTGGGACCCAGCTAAAGGGTTAATACCCTCTCCGTAATATGCCGGTTAAAGTCAACATTCCAGATGTTGGCGCGGTCAATTTTCCTGACGGGATGTCGATGGAAGAAATCGCTTCGACGATTCGAGAGAAGATTATACCAAAGGCAGAGACATCGACTGCTGTCTCATCTCCGTCTAGTGCTCCGTCTAGTGCTCCGTCTGGTGCTCCGTCTGGTGCTCCGGGTATTATTCCGCCCGAAGTTATCCGTGCCAATCGCTCCACAATGCCAGGCACATTTGGTCGGCCAAGTGAACAGGGCCTTGGCGCTTTGGACACGATCAACCAAGCAGCTCAAACTCGCGGCCCGCAACTCAATAAGCCGTTGAGTCAGACAGAGAAGTTTGTGGAAGGTCTGGGGTCTGGAATGGAAGAAACAGTGAGGTCACTTGCTACACCCGAGGGGGTCGCTACCGCGGTTGGTCTAACAGCGCTTTCACTGTTTCCACCGACGGCTCCAATTGGACTCAGTCTGACCGCTGGTTTAGGTGCGAAGGGCCTGGGCGAGTCGGCGGGACGCGCCAGCGTCGCTATCCAGCAAAGTGATATTCGGGAGGCCGCAAAAGAAATCGCACCAACGGTAGCGAGTTTGCTAATGACAGCGGCTCCGGCGGGGACCATATTGCCCAAGGCGAGCGCCGCGCTTAAAGAAATTCAGGGTGGCTTGGAGAAAGGCAAGGAAGCACCTCCAAGGATTCCCGGAGAACAAAATCCAGCAGGACCAGAACCTCCAAAACCAAATCCTTTCCATGAGAGTTTTGTTAAACAAGAAGAAGAGGCCCGATTAGCCAGGGAACAGGAAAAGCAGTCGGCGCGTGAAGCCCGAAGTCAGGAGACTGGAAAGCCAATCTCGGAACCTGAGTCACCCATTCCTCAATCTCCAATCGTACCTCCAATTAGGCCAGTTACAACTCTTCCAGAAGTTCATGGAACCACTTCCCAAGATGATAAGTCGCCTTTGTTAAGCGCGCCAGAAAGCGCACTTCCTCCACAAGCTTCTCTCCCTGTTAATCCTCTTCCAGAATCTGAACGAACTCTTGGCATAGTAGCACCCGCGGCGAGGGGCATATTATCTATCGGCCTTCCAAATTTTCATCCAATCAAGGCCATTCAAAATCTCTGGGATACCATTTCTGGAAAATCAATGCCGCGCATTACAGAAGCCAATCGTGATGTGGGTGAGCTTGGAGTCCGTTACGCTTCCTCTCGTGTCGCCGCTGAACATCAAGGAGCTTTGTTTGGCGCGAAAGTTCTTGATGGTCTTGACATCAACGCTCGTTCCTTTGGAGCGTGGCTGACCGAAGATAATCTTCGTTCGATCCGGCAAGGACTCTTCGATCAAGCACACGCGGCCCGACGCGAGGGCAATCCCGAATTGGCGCGAGAATTAGATTCACAAGCAGGAGAAGTCCGAACCATCATCGGCGAGAAAAATTCCCCCTTCCGAAACGAAGAAGATTATCAAGATTTCTTTCGCAAGCCGGAAGTTCAAGAGGCTTTGACTCGTCACAAACAGTATTGGCAAGAGACGGTCGATCCCATGTACAAGGCCGCAATGGACATCGACCCGAATGTTGAGCTTCCTTCTCGCGGTTTGCAATCAGGTGCCCGCATTAACCTTAAAGCTATCTTGGAAGGCGATGCACCGAGCACAAGTCCAGTGACAACCAGCCGTGGCAACCTTACATCATCGTTCAAAAAGAAATCTCCTTTCGGACGGCAAGCTTTCGGAACGGCGGATAATTATGAATCATGGTATCCTGACATTGTTGCGCATACGTTCAACCGACAGCTTGAGATAGCAAACCAGAATCGGTTCAACAAATCTCTTGTGGAAAATGAGCTTGCGGAGGTGGACGCGCCTGGTCAGAAGGTTGAAATTGATGGTAAGCCAACGGTGTCTTTCCCGTTGCAACGCCGCCTGATCATTACAACTAAAGAGGGTCAAACCCAGACGTATAATGCCGGTCAGAATATCTACGTGCGTGCCGATCTTGCGCCGGAATACCGACAGGCGCTTAATGTGGATTCGCCGCACAAATACCCGCTCACCGAAGACATTAACGGACTTCTAAATAAGTCTGCGCTAGCTGGTCTGACCGATGTCAGCACCCATGTACTTAATTTGTTTGACGCCTTAATACGTTCGCCGAATGGCAATCCGATAATCGGAACGGCAACAAAACTGGCGGGTCGAAGCGACTTACTCGTTCAAGCCGGGCGTGTTCTCGCGAAATCTTTTTCCGATAATCGCGAACAACTTGCGGAGCTTGCGGGCATTGGAGCCTTGCGTGATAAGCTTGCGGTTGAACCTTCACAGAACGTCATCGGGGCCGCCTTACAAGCTCCAGGTAAGGTTACCAGATCAATTATCCAGTGGGCTGATAGCACAACACGCCTGGTTCTGGATGATACTTTTCAAAAAATGGCCGAGAATGGCCTTGTTGAAAACACCGAAACTGCGCGCCGTGAATTCGTCAATCAAGTTGGACAGTACAACAAACGCCTTCAGGATAAATTTACGGTTTGGCTTAGAGACACCGGTCTTGGCCCTTTTGTGACTGCGGGCAAGACATTCAACTCAATGGGCGTAAGAGCCGCCACACTTAATCCCGGCGTCAAAGGAGCTACGGCGGCGGCGGAAGTGGGATTGCGCACCGAGCAAATCTCCAACTGGATAGGAACTGCTGTCACTGTAGGCGTCTTGAATTACATGTTCACCGGATCTTTCTCTGGTCGTGAAGGTAACAAACTTGGGAATATCGACTTTGGATTGAACGATAAAAATGGAAAACCGACGAGCTTTCCGGCTTTCGGGCTTCTTGGCCTGGATCGTGCCGAGCGCGTTACGGGTGTTAAAGGAGCTATTGAATCAGTTCGTCAAGGTTTACCTTTACAAAATGCCGTTGATTCCGCCTTCCGTGATTTGTTTAACTCATGGACCGCGCCGATGGCCGGTCCTGCCGTGCGAGCCGCCTCTGTCACAGCTACGGGTTATCCGCCTGCCATTGGAGTTCCCAGAGAAGCTGAAGCCGCTGGACCAAATCAAAGCCAGGCGTTAGAAAGATTGTGGGCCGCAGGTCGTGGCGCAAATCCAGTTCTCAAAAGCTATCTGGATTATCGTGAAGGTAAACCTTGGTCCGATATAATGGCAACCCAACTTCCCAGGCTCGTTATGCGGCCCGGAATGACGCCGGAGAGATTTGAAGCCATGCCAAAAATCGTAGAAGGCGCGCGTCTTAACGATTTGATTGATGATTCCGCAAGCCGTTTGCGTAAACTCGGATTGACCGAGCGCATAGACGCCGCATCCAAAATAGCGGACGTGCGCGAACTGAATGAAGCTCAGCGCAAAAAGTTCTTCGACGGCTTGATGCTCAAAGGCATTTTTAAGCACGGGGACGAAACCTCGCCCGTATCTCGCGCTAAAGGCGGTCCCGTTTCCGCAAACCAGCCTTACGTTGTGGGTGAGAAGGGGCCTGAGACATTCGTGCCCAATGGGAGCGCCAACGCGACAACATCGGCTGGACGCAAGCATCTGTTAGTCATTGGCGGTTCAGGCTCGACCATAAACGAGAATCTTTTTCCACTCGTGCGAGACGCAGCGGGGGACATGGCCAAGAGCATTTCGTATTATCCTTTACGTGGAACCGGGCAGGGAATGGATCAAGTTGGGATTGGCAAATCCACCAAGGAAATCGGAGATTTGCTCAAGCAGAAAACAGCGAACGGGGATGAGGTAAACGTTGTCGCGCACTCGCTCGCGGCACCGATTTTGTTCAACTACCTGAGAAACAATCCAAATCCGAACGTTCATCCGACCTACATTGATGCGCCTAACCTAAAACCGTGGATGCATCCCGGACCTGATTGGACTCTTGGTATATCTCCAACGGCAAAGTCTATTGTAACAGCCAACAAAAACGGAATCGCGAGTGATCCAAACCATATCAACTGGACGAGTGGTGATTGGTTGTTCAACAAGGCAAAACATTCACCCTGGAATTATCCCGATGCCCCAGGTGCCAAACAGCAAATAAGCGACCTGCAAGACCTCATTCGCAATTCGCTCGGAGGCGGTGCCACAAATGCGACTTCCCCTAAAGTTGTCGGCGCGCAAGGGCCGGAGGTAATCGTTCCGAAACAATCCGGGTCGATCATTCCGAATCCTCAATAGTTTATGCCAGTCACCAAAGGATCATCGAAAGCCGTGATTAGCCGGAATATTTCCGAATTCCATGGAGGAAAGTCTTATGCCCATACGCAGTCGAAGTTTGGCAAGAAGAAGGCCGATGCTCAAGCGGTCGCCGTAGCCCTCAGCACGGCTCGCAAATCGCTCGGTCGGAAGATGAGGAAACGACGCTGAAAGATTGGTTGCAGGCCAAGGAATTGCACCTTGCTAAAGTGGTTATGAGCCACCCATCTGCGCTCTAGCCGATTCGCCTGCGATGGTTAGTAACCGCCTTTGCGCTCTTCGGGATAACCTTGGTACTTGCCGTAAGTCGGGCCAGGAATCACAACTCCACTGTCCTTAGGTTCGGAGTAGGATTGGCATGGACCGGCTAAGATTGGATCGGCACCACCATCACCGCCGGGTTGTTTAAGATCGGATTCGATTGCAGGTTTATCAGTCATAGTGAACTAATCCTACCTTTGTTGTCATCATAGTCAACCTGGTTGTGGTATTCATTTGTTTCTAACTTCCAGCGGATACCGCAGAAATTCCTTCTCAATATGGTCACGAATTGTGCGCAGGCGGTCGTACACCTTATCATTGTCCTTCCAATCTAATATGGCACCGTCCAGTGCGAGCAAAGCGTGCCCGATGCGGATGCGTCCAAAGCAGAGCCGGTTCATTTTGCGGTTGGCTGTGGGATCGCCCTCGGCGGCTGGCGCACCTTGGTAAGCTGAGAGCGTTGTTAGTGGCCATTCGCTGTCGATGACATCACTTTGGCGTTTTGGACTGGCCGCGCGCCGGTCGGTGGGATATGCCCTTGTTGTTCGTTCGTCCATGATTTCTCACTTTTTTTCAATCACTATTTCAATTCTTTCCGGTTCTCCGCGCGCGCATTTTCTTTGAGTGACTTCGATACGGGTCGTGGCTGGATCATCGTTTGGGATGAAGCCGTATCGGCGCAGACAATCGACGTGAAATTTTTCTGCAAGGTTGTCTTCATCGAGAAGCCGTTTTCGAATGCTGGTAATGATGACTCGAAATCGTGCCGGATTTTCCTCTTGAGGCGATGGCGTTCCCAATGGCTCATGGCCAGCACCTGATTCCATGAGGGCAATCTTCCGAGAATCATGATCACAATTCGCTTTGACGAAACTTGGGCTGGCGTTTGGGAATTTGCTTCGCAATTCATGGATTGTCATAGATCAAACTGATTTCGATTTCGATTCGACTTTGTTGGTTTTGGATTACCGTACAGAGCAATCGCAGCACGGAATCTTTTTACGTTGAGTTCTTTGGGTTCACATTCAGCTACATCGCTATAGCCGTTTTCGATACACCACCGGAAGAATGCTTCGAACGGCCCAACTTTATGATGTAATGATGATTTCATTCGTTCTCTATGGATTTGACCAGATTGTAGTAAGCGTCCTTCTCATCCTTGCCTTCGGCGCCATAGTTGGAAACCAAGCTGTCACAGGTGGACCACGGACAGAAAACGACGATCTTCTTTTCCGACTCAATCCGGTGGAGTTGTTTGTCACACGTCGGACAAAAGTAGAGGGATGGCGTTCCGGTTCTCATAACAAAGATGTCGCATCAAATGAACTTCATGAAATCAGATTCGGACCAAGACCCCTCCCTCCTCCCCATTGGATGGAGAGAATGAGGGGAGACCTGCGGCGCTTGTTTTTACCGTGGCTTTTCCTGCCGCACCCGCACTTCGGGGCCTCCCGCCACGTCGGAACTCGCTTTTTCTCGTGCTCGTTATCGAACGGGTTCGTGAACGTTGAAAAATCAGCGTTCGCTCAGTTGAAATCCTCATAACAGCGGAGGTAGCCCGGAGCGGGCACTGAGCGAACGCCGAAAGCGGCATTTCGTTCGATTGCACTGTTATGCCAGATTTCATACTGGCTCGAACGTCTTTAAATTGATTTGTCATGGGGTCTTTGTCAACTTCTAAATCGGTACGGTTCTTAAGGGGACTGATAACGCATCACGGACCGCCATCATGCGCTCATAAATTTAGGGCCCGGTCCTCTGGCACTCGCGCCGGGCGTCGCGCTTTTCAACTCCTGTTTCGCACAGGACGCCTACTCAGTCCAAGGCAGTTTATCAGCCGCCTCTTCTGCCACACGGCAGGTCGAATGTGATGCAGTTAACTGATTCCTGTTTGCACGGGAATCCGTCCAGCTCCGCGAAAAGTCGGACAGTGGTAGTTTCCCATTTAGTAGCACACATTGGCCGGAGAAATTCGTTGAGCGTACAGAAAAAGATTCTGAAAGCGCCAGTAAAAAATTCCTCGCACGTGCGGTTCAATCCTGACATCCGCTTTTTCACCATGCAATCTCGGCGCTTTCTTTATCATCGTAATTACTTTTTGTGAGTTGACAATTAAAAGGCCCGCCCAAACGGGCATATCCTCGTAATACAATATCCCTTCGGGACTGACGAACCAGAATTGAGATGGGCCGCAAACAGAATGAGCCGCAAGCTCATCGTGTTTGACGCGCGTCTCATGGATAAAACGGCGGTCGGCGTCCATCACATCCGTTCTCTTTGATTTCATCTTTCCAGCATCGGATAAAAAGTCCTG